CGGTAAAAAAGATGCGTGCTATCACAAAGTAAAAAGAAGATATAAAGTATTCCCATCTGCATATGCTAGCGGAGCTATTGCAAAATGTAGAAAAGTGGGAGCTGCAAACTGGGGTAATAAATCATAATAATAATAAAAAAATGGAAAAAAATAAAAAATTTGAGCCACACATGATGTATTGTGGCAAAAAAGGTAAACCTTTTAAAGCGAATACATATAAAGAACACATGGCCTTAAAAAAGAAAGGTTGTGGTCATAAAAAACCTAAATAATGGCGGTAAGAAAAACCAAAAAAGGTTTACAACTTAAACGTTGGTTTAAAGAAAAATGGGTTGATGTTAGAACAGGCAAACCTTGCGGTAGACGTAAAGGTGAAAAGCGAGGTGTGCCTTATTGTAGACCTAGCAAAAGAGTATCTAGCAAAACTGTAAAAACAGCAAGTGAAATGTCTTCATCTGAAAAAGCAGCTAAGATAAGAGAAAAGAAAAGGCTAGGCCAACCAGCAGGTAAGCCAAGAAGAGTAAAAAATGTTAAAAGAAGAAAAAAATAAGTAATTAATTATAGTATAATGGCAACAGAAATTTCTGAAAATACTCAATTAAAATTAGACCTTAAAACTATTGGCATCATCATTGCGGGAGCTATCTCTCTTGCTAGCATGTATTTTGTTATGGCCGCTGATATAGAAGAAGCTAAACAGTTGCCTAAAGCACCCGTTAGTGAAGTTGAATTCAAATATAAAGACGAAATGATTCGTAAAACAATTGAATTAACTCAGAAAGATGTAGAAGCAATAAAATCTGATGTAGAGTCTATGAAAATAACATTAGAAAAATTAGACGAAAGACTTTACGAAATATCTCGTAACTAATGAAATATTTAAAATTATTATTATTATTATTTACTGTATCAGGTTATTCACAATATAAAGACGGTATATCAGTAGTACAATTTAGCGCTGAGTTTGTAAAAGACAACGAAATATCATTAAAAAAATTTAATGATCATAATACTCATTTATTTTATTTAAGTAAACACAGTGAACATTTTACAAGAGAAGAAATAATATATATACCAACTGTTATGTTATTTCATAATGGTGAACAAATATTAAAAATTGAATCAGGTGTTACGTTAAAATTACCTGAAGATACAGCAGATAAAATAGAAGATGCTATTGACGAAATTTTAGAAAACACATTTTAACATATGAAAAAACTATTATTAGTACTTTGTTTATTAATTTCATTTAATTCAAATGCACAGTTTTTAAAAGAAATATATAAAGACTTTTTAAAGTATGGTACGTTTTATGTAGCAGGTGATGCTTCAAATGCGTACGAACAAACATATAAAGATTACTTTGTAGAAAGACCAGCAGACAATGATTTGTATGGTATACCAAAAGTAATTGATGTAACTAACTATTATCCAATGGATTACAGAGTTGGTTTAGGATTTAGAAAATTAGCTAGATTTGGTTACGAAGTAAAAGCTAAAGATTATTATGATGGTACTGAAAATAATAAATCATTATCAGCACCAACATCATCAGTTAAGGGTCTTGAATATTTATTTCATTATGAAAAAGAAAGAGATAGGGGAGAAGAATTTTATAATTCAAGATTTTTTATAAGACATGTAGGAGACTACCATATTGTTAAATTAGAACAAAGAGAGCAAGGCAATGTTGGTTTTAAATACCAATCAGCTGAAGTAAGAGGAAGATTACCTATTGGTAAAAAGTTTAGCTTATCCGCGGGCGCTATATATCGTACACACCAAACAGCATACGGATATAATCCTATAGAAATATGGTTAAATGAAACTGAAGTTGATGATTTTGGAAATGAATACCCTAAAAATCCATGGTATACACTTGGATATGTATATGGCTATACTGATAACTTTACAAAATACACCGATATGAATACTGGTGAAGAAAGATATGATTGGATATGGAAAAATGCTAATGATAAAGTTGTAGCATGGAGTGATATAGATTTTCGTAATAGTATATTTGGTGACTTAATGAATTTATATAATAGAGAACAATGGGATCTATTAGACGCTTTTGGTGAAGTTGCACCAGTAGTTGGATTTGATTTTTATCATTATCGATCTAATTTTTGGCTTCACGCTTATGGTAATTACATATTACCTTATCATAAATATATAACTGGTGATGAAAACGTAAGTTATTTAAATCGTAATAATTGGGGTAAAGGTGGATTAATAAAAGATTCACAATTAGAACAATGGGACGATTACCAAGCTGGATTAATATTCGGCTGGAAACTAAACAAAACAATAGGACTATTTGCTGAAGGAGAATATACTAAATTCTGGGATTCAGAAATTTATAATTCTTCTGTAGGCGTAAACTTTACATTTAGATAAAAACATGGCAACACAAATCGGAGAAGATACTCAAGTACAACTTGACCTTAAAACGATCGGAATGATCGTTGGCGGAGTTATAGCTTTAGCAAGTATGTGGTTTACTTTACAGGGTGACATTAAAGAATTGCAAAATCAACAAAACCCGGAAGAATTTGTTAAAAAGATGGAATTCCAACTGAAAGACGAATTAATTCGTACGACAATTATACAAATTGAAAAATCTACTACTGACCTAAAAGAAGATATACAAGAAAATAAAGAACAAATCGAAAAAAATACAGATAAAATTTACGAACTATCAAGATGAAAAATTTAATTACAATTATATTAATAATGTTTGCATTCGTAGCAAACGCTCAAGACATAACTTTACTGCACGTTAATGCAAAATGGAATCAATCAAATGACTATAATTTAAGAGGTATACGTCATGCAAAAGTTTTAATGGTTAATTTAGAAGATCAAAGTGCAGAATTAAAATCGCAAATTAAAGCTGTACCAACTATAGTAATAATTGGTAAAGATGGTAAACCAAAAGGTCAATGGCAGGCTGATCTATCTTTTAAATTAACTGTACCAAGAGAAGAAATACAAAATAGAATTAATTTTCTTTTATTTGGCGAAAGTAAAAATTAATGAAAAATATAAGTAAACACGTTACATATAAGGAAGGTGTGTATAGCAATACTGCAATGAGGCTAGGTTTAAAAAACGAACCTACAGAAGAGCATTTAAGCAATATGGAGTTACTATCAGAAAAAGTATTTGAACCCCTTAGAACGCACGTAAACGGCCCTATAAAGATTAATTCGTTCTATCGTGGACCTGAATTAAATAAAGCGATTGGCGGAAGTTCAAAATCGCAGCATTGTAACGGACAAGCAATGGATATTGACGATACTTATGGTTATATGAGTAATGCAGATATGTATAAGTATATAAAGAATAATTTATCGTTCGATCAGATGATATGGGAATTTGGAACGGATGAAAACCCAGATTGGGTTCATGTAAGTTATGTAAATGAAGAAGCTAATAGAAATAGATGTTTATTAGCATATAAAGATCAAGATAATAAAACAAAGTATAAAGTAATATAATGAAACTATGGAAAATTGTCCTTTTTGCAGTAATTGTATTTGCCACTAGTTGTTCAATACAACCAAAACCCAAATTACAAATCACGCATGTATTAGCTGTAACACATGAAGGTGATACTTTAAAATTACCTATTGATGTTATAAGACCCGTTAATTATAGAATTATAAATTATAGTTCAGGATATGGCTATGGCTGGAATAATTGGTATAGACCTTACTATCATAATTATATACCTAGTTATGGAAGCAGTAGTAGTAGTGGTAGAAGCAGTAGTAATAATAGCAGTAGTAATGCTGGTAGTAGTAAAAATAACTACGGCCAAACACCTAATCCTAAATCTGTCCCAAGTACAGATAGATCTTCCAATTCGGCAACTATTAAAGAGCCGAGGAGATGAAATTTTTTGATTTAAATAATAACGGTAAGTATGATTGGTGGGAATATATCCTACCAATTTTTTTATTATTATGTATTGAAATTATTGCTGAGATTGTGGCAAAATTTTTGATATCTTAGAATATCGCGGAGCAGTCTTTGTAATTTTTAATCCCTTCATCCAATTAGTATATGGTACACTTCCGTACTGTAAATTACTTAATAAATGCCAATTAACTAATCCTCTTCTTTGTAGAGAGCTAACATAATGTTGTTCCATTTCACTATCGTGAGCTGGTCTGTTTAATACATAAACCGGCATATGCCAGCTATGTGGATTACAATTACTTAATTTACCTCGTTTATCTTTAGCTCTTCTATTTATAGACTTAGCAAAAAAATCAAAACCTATAAGATCAATACTTTTATATGTTTTTATTTTATTTATAAACCATATTAAACTTATAAATCCTGCGCTAGGCCTGTAATCATTTACACCTAACAAGTCTTTATCAAACTCTTTCATTATTCTAACTAATTCGTTGTCAGAATACATTTGTGTATATTCAGGAAAGTCTTTTGGTAATCTATCTTCTAATATCCAATCTTTTAAAATTAAATTACCTCTACATCTATTAATTAAGATTTTTGTATTTTTAAACTTACCTGTTTTAAATTCTTCCTTTACATTATTAAATGCTGGTGCTCTAAATTGACCAGTAATCCATATATCACATTTAGTACCAATAGATTCTTCATGAAGTGGTGTTGCATCTATAGCTCTACCAAATCTTACAACAATATCATATTTGTCAATAAACTCTGCAAGCTTATGATTCATAATCTCTACAGAGTTACCAACAAATATAATACGTTTGTTTTTTACAAACTTTCGTATACTTTCCACCACTCTTCTGCTAATTCACCTAAAGCATATTCTTCAAACCAAGGTCCTCCATTAGTATAATGTAAAGCTTTTGCATTATCACAATCATAATGCCCTACTAAACAATTAAAATCTTTAGGTATTGAACCTATGTTATCTTCATGTACAAAATGGAATTCATGCAGCTGAGCAGGTGTTGCATTATCTAAATATTCTTTTGATAATTTGTTTTTAAATTGATTACATCTAAATAGCATTAATGAACTCCAATTCTTTTTTGGATAAGACTTATTTTGTACTCCGTTCATTTTGTTATTTTCAACTGCGTAGCTTTCATGTTTAACAACAGCCATTGGTTGACCTTGATTTACATATCTTCTTATTAATCTTGGATCACCTTTCCATAAAAAATCATTATCACAAAACATTGCAATACCTTCATAATTACAAAGTAATGGCACATAAAACCTTGTAAAAGAAAATTCTGTTGATTCACCTTCAACATCTTCTCTGCCGTATATACCAGCTTCTTTTAATTTAGATTTGTTTAGCCAGGTTATATCCGCATCTGGCCAGTAGTTTCTTATTGACTTTTCGCAAACTTTTGTTGCATCTTTATATCTTGAGTCGTGTCCTATAAATATTCTCATGTTATACTTGTTTACCTGATGTTCTTCTGTTTATATCGTCATGATTAAATTCAGCCCAATATAATTCAAAAGCTACACCATCTTTTAATCCTTCAAATTGATGAAATTTTCCTGGCTTAACCATAGTAAAGTCTCCAGCTTTTAATATTGTTTCATCAACAAGACCTTGATCGTCTTGCCATACTCTTACGAGCATTTCACCGGACTCAACAAAGAATCCGTTCCATTTATATTTATGTTCGTGTTCTGAACATTTATATCCTTGATTAAATTCTATTCTGTGAAATTCTAATACACCATTTTTATGTATCATTTCGGTATTACCCCAAATTTTTCCTGCTTTCATAATTTATTAAAATAAGGTTTAGACCAATTACGTTTATTCATTAAACGAGCTTTTATTTTTGGTTTAGGTTTAGGCATATCGGGTTTCCAATTATACCACTTAGGTCTTTTATTTTGATTATTATCGGTTATTTTAAATTTATCTAATGTTTGTCCTTTTTTATTTTTAAAATGAATACTAATTAATATTCTAGGTCCTATTGTATCAACTTTATGATATTGATAAGAAGGTATATATAATAAATCACCAGATTCTAAAATAAACTCATTTATAATATTTTTAGGTGGCCCAGGTGAAAACTCTTCATATATAGTCCATTTAGTTTTACCTTCAGTATGAAATAAAAAGTTTTCAGTGTTGTCTGCATGAGCAGGAAATGATTTTGAATTTGCTTTCGGTGAAGCATATATATTAGCTTGTCCGTATTCAAAATATTTTTCAAATTCAAAGCAAACATCAACTAATTGTTTTTTTTCATACTCAGCAAATGGTATAACAAAAGTTCTATTTTTATTTTTCCATTGTTTATATATTTCTTCTTTAGATAAAAATATTTCTTTCATTTTACCGTTTCTAACTTTATCTAAACACCATCGGCCATCGCCTTCTTTTTTATAATCTATTATTTGTAATCCTTTTAAATAAGGATATTTATTTAAACAATTATTAAAATCACCCCAAGTAAATAAATCTTTAAATTTATTTCTTCTAATAATTAAATGTTTTTTACCCCAATAATTTTTAAAAAAGTTTGCAACGCCTACTGGCTCTAATATATTTTCTAATGTAATTCTATCCATCGCAAGCTAAACAATTTTCATCCATAGCTTGTTCAGCAATATCACCTCTAAGTACAGATTCAGTTCTCATATAATATAATGTTTTAATACCTTTTTTCCATGCTTCCATATGGACTTTATTAATCCATTTTGGTGTTGCTATTGCCGGGAATGCTAGGTTTAAGCTAACACTTTGATCAATGTATTGTTGTCTTATGCCAGCTTGATTAACTAATTCTAATTGATTAATTTCTTTAAAAGTTTTAAATATTTCTTTAACAGGTATATCATGAGGTCCGTGTGTAATATTTTCTAATTGCTTTAAACCTTGTATAGACCCACCATCTTTTAATATTTTTAAC